CTAAACGTTCACCATCTCCATCTCTTAAGTCAAATCCCAAGATAACCAAAATAGCATCCACAAAAGCTTCTTTATCGTTCAATCTGTCAGACTGGAGCAAGTTATAAGCATCAATTAAACTAATTGCTTGCTCAAAATCTCCTTGTCGTTCTTCGTTATTTCGATATTCAATAACAGGTACTGCTTTAAAATAATGAGGAAGTGCTTTGATTAATTGATAATCTCCGAAACCAATAGAAGCCGCTCTATATGTCAACACTCTATTGTCGTTATAGTACTTAACAAAATAATAATCAACAGCTCCTTGAAGATTATATACTGGTTGATAATGTACAGCAAATAAAGGATTGGTATCAATCGTATCATCCGTAACAAGGAAAATTCCTCGTGGATCAATACATTTAATATCAGCAAATACTTTCCCAGTCTGTGGTTCCTGATTCATATAAATCAATTCATAACCTATCCCAAATACTGACAAATCTTTTTCAAGTTCAGTATCATGAGAAACAATATCAACTTTTGTATAAGCATCAAGAATCGATTGAATGTCATCGCTGCTTGTATAAGCTACTGGATTTCCTACCATGAAACCAACATTCATATCAGTTACATACTTTGCGTGATTGACAACAACTTTATTATTAGGTGCGGCAGCACTATCTTTTGTTCGTTTTAAAATATCTTGCTTACCATCATAATAATCAGATAGTTTTTCCAAACGCCAAAAGTCACTTTGGTGCTGATTAATACAATGATTAAGCAATTCAGAAGAAGGATTATTTAAGTCACCTGCCATCTCTCTATTTATTTTAATTGCCATGTTTCTCCTTTAATAAAAACCAAAGCTTGCTTTAGAAGCAATCGTGGTCTTAACATTTCTCATATCTTCACTAAAAGCATACCTTGTAGCATCTATCGTATGGTTATCCTTATCTTCTAACCTTGGTTTAGGATTACCGTCTTTATCCACTTGATAGTCTATGTTTTCAAATTCCCAAGCTATTTTAGGAGTTCTTCGTGGGTCAATACAGATAAAATCTAAATCATCAAGCCATTGTTCGCCATATTCAACACTATCAGGTCCTTTTTTAACACCTTTAATGTGTGGAACGTTGTGTTCGGTCTTAAGTTCAGCTATGCTCTTAGGTTCAGCAGAATCAGCAAATATTGTATCACTAGAATAATTTTTCTTGTGCAACCATTTCCCATATTCTCTATTACTTATTTTTTGACCATAAAGCTCGTCAATTGCATATATTCCATTCTTTTTCTTGTCATATTGCCACCTTACGTGAGCTAGTGGGTCAGTAGCATAACCAAAGTCAACTGCATTGCGGATATTATCAAAGTTTGCAACCATGTCATCAGTAATTGAACCAGGTACAACTTGTAAATTGTCAAACGGTACAACTCCAGAACCAATTGCTTTTCCTAAATATTCCCAGTCATAGCGTCTTTCACTTCTAGCTTTAGTTGCTTCAGCTTCCTCTATGAACTCTTTAGAAATAAATGGGTTATCATGATAAGTAGAATGATGAACAAAAGTATTAGCTGGTTGAAATGATGATTCATATTTCTTATTTACCCAGGATTGTTTACGCTTTGGCGGGTTATATGAATAGAAAAACTTATAAAAAAGGCCATCATCTAATTCCCCACGTAGAAGTGAGTTAGTGATGGTTGTTACTTCATCTTCGCTTTTAAATTCTGCTAATTCTTCAATCCAACCAATTGCAAAAGGAAACTTACTATCTTTTAATGACTTAATTCGTTCAGGGTTTTGCGCCCCTCGGAATATCATATAGTTTCCACGTGGAATATAAGTAATTCTCAAGGGTGACTTATTGAACTTAAATAAATGGGTTACGCCTTGCTCTTCAATAGCCCACTTCATTTGCTCATAGATTGACTGCTCTAACGTATTATCAACATAACGAATACCAACTGCATTAACCGCATATCTCATTAACAATTGAGTAATAATATGTGCAATGTCAGATGATTTACCTGAACCACGACCACCTTTTTCAACAATATTTAAGATATTACTATTTAAAGCAGCTCTCCAAGTAGGTGCAAAAGCTTTTGGAATGAATTCAGATAGTTTAGCCATCGTCATCACCTAAGTCATCAACGAACACAGGAGTTTCAGTTATGCCTATTTCAAGCTTATCTAAGTACATCCCCTTTATTCGTGCAATTTTATCTAACGCTACAAGCTTATCCTCCGTGTTGGGTGAATATTGATATTCTTTTACCGTTTCGGTCGTCTCACCATCCGTTGTCGTCTTAATTAGTGACCTACCTGCATATGGGCGCTGTCTTGCAACTCCATAAAGCAAGCTCAGCAATTCTTCGTCGGACATTGGAGGTTCAAGTTCAGACCTTTCAATCAGCTTTTTTTCTATCTCTGCATGGATTTCTTTAATCCGTTCGGAAATTCCACTAATTTCCACTAATTTATAAGAATTTCCTTTAGCATACTTTTCAGAATATCCAGCTGAAACCGCTGACTGATAAGCATTACCGGTTTTTGCATATTCTTGTGCAAAGTCTTCGTGCTTTGTATTTTTTAATCGTCCCAACTTGTCCCTCCTTTCCAACAATAAAAGGCTGCCCATTGGACAACCTGTAATAAAATATAATAGCAAGTCAGGGAGTCGAACCCTGAGCGCCTACGTTTCCGTACCGTGCTTGCTACGCTGTAAGCCCTTGACTCCTAGAAAGTTCTGTGGGTTAGTCAGCAAAGTCTATGACGAGATAGACAACAAATTAAATAACTCTGTTGTGAATGTAACGACAATCACTGTACAGTCGCAAGTTACCGAGCTGTTTTTATGGATTCAAACCAAGGGAATATTATTATCAACCCATTATGTGACTGAGTGAGATTCGAACTCACGCCTCTGCATTAAAAGTGCAGTGTCTTAACCCCTTGACCATGCAGCCACTAATATGAAGCAAATTCAACCTTACTTTTCCGAAATTTTTGCTTTTGCCTTTTACTTCATAATACAAGTATATCAGCAAAAACAAGGGTTGAGGTACCAATTTCATGCCAAAAATGTGCTATTTTTCTCCCAATTTGTCCCATGATTTCAGAGAAAACTAATAATATGAGGGTCAATGTCTTTTCTAAAGCGATAATAAATAAACTTTGCTTTCTTTTCTGAAATCTCAATTCCTTCGTTATCAAGTTCCATTATTACTCTGTACCAAGTAAGGCCACCGTAACCGAAGTGTTTCAACCTTACAATTTCTTTTTCATTGTAAATCAAGGAATCATACCATAGGTTGAATTGGTACATCAGGTCTTTGAGCTTGATGTATTCCTCATCACTTTCAAGCTTTTCCTGATTAATAACATGGCTTAATTGTTCAGAACCACCAGAATAAGCTGTACGAATGCCTAAGTTATCTACTTTTTGCTTATAAAGATATCTGCTTTCAATTGATTTTATTCTGGCTTCAAGTCTGCCATTAACGTAATCTCCAATAATTCTATCTAACTTATCTGCCATTCATCAAATTCTCCTTTTGTGGTATAATTAAGTTAGAAATTCAGCTGCCGAAGCCCATTGCCGTGGGCTTTTTCTATTTAATATCCAAGCCAAATAAAGCGTAATACTCTAAGTAGCAATCCTAAAAGTATTAAGCAAATTGCTATAAATAGCAACCATACAAAAGCATTTCCGATAATTTCTCCTGATTTTTTAAACATTTTTCCTCCAGTTGAGTTTAGCGAGTTCCTAGCTCAGTATGTGATATAATATAACTGACCAAAAATATTTAAAAATATTATAATAAGTTGTTGTAAATTCGTATTTCGCTCAAGTTTGGTCAGCTTGGGCTTTTTGCGTTCAATTATCCTTCCATAAATAGAGAAACATAATCAAGATATAAAGAAATCTTCTTGTTTCAACCAATCCCCAATTTCTTGATACATACTCAAATATTAAGTAAAAGATAGATAAACAAGTTGCTCTTATTAGTCCTTTAATAATCTTATCTTTCATCTCCACCTCAATCCATATGTCTATCAAGCCATTTCATGATAAATTTCACGATATAGCCACCTATCATTCCACCAATAAAGGCCAGTATTATATTAGCCATCATTCCTCCCATTCGTGAGCTGTAGAACAATATGGGCAATAGAAACCTAAAGGCGCTTCATCCATATTTAAAAGAAATTCGTTTTTGCATTCCAAACACTCAATTAATTCAAATTCAACCATTTATTCTCCCTCCCCGAACACGTTCTCTGACTCGTCAAGGTCTGAGCGGTTACTTTCCTTTGAATCCCACCACCATATACCACAACGTTTACAAGCAAGCCCAAGAAATACCCACTTATGCCCGAACAGCTTACACAAAAGTTTCATTAATACCACTCTCTCCCCATTCGTGACGGTTCATCATCTTTTAAAATATCGGACAATGCATCAACTGCAACTATTTTAATTGAAATTGATGGATCTCCGTCATCTTCTGAGAAAAATGCTGGGTCCGTTATATCAACTCCATCTTCTCGTGCTTGATTTGAAACATAAACAGACATAACTTCTGATAAATCATCCGATTGTAAGTTTTCTTTTGAGTATTCTAGTGCTTTGATAAGTTGGCTTATTTTTGTAATTTTCATTTGATATTCTCCATAATATGTTCTGGTAAATATTTGATACCAGTTACTTCTGTCATCCATTTTGCAATGGCTTTCAATTCATAAGTCTTACGTGGTCTAGGACAAGGTATTTTACCTCTGCTTTCGATATGTTGAATAACTCTTTCAATATGTCCTAAATCTTCAATATCCAGCGAATTAGAACGATTGTTATGAAGATTTATAACA